CGCCATTCACGGGCTTGTTTTGTGCGCCCTTCCAGCATGGTTCTATCCCAGCCAAAAACTTGTGCCACAGCATCTTTGAGGCTGTTGGCAAAACTTTCTCTACGGAATTCGTGAAAATTGGTGAGATAGTCTGCCACTGTGTCTTTGCCGGATCCTATGAATCCACAGATGCCTATGATCATTTTAATTCCTTGACGTTGAGATGTTTCAATGTTGCCTGCAACATGTCAATCTGCCTGCGACAATCTTCCAGTGCATGATGGCTGGTAGCAGGACGAGGCAGATCGGGCCACAAACTATATATGGTTCTGGCATCGCGTACCACGTAGAATTGCCAGGGCAGGGGCTTGCCATAGCTTTTGTAGGCATGCTCAATGATGTTCATGTCGTAAGTGGGGCCGTTGGCCCAGATCAACTTGCTTTGCCATATAAACTTGGCCAGCTCGTCCAGTGCCTGGTCTAAGGGTATGCGGCCTTGTTCGTTGAATGCTTCGTCCCGTGCTGCTGCTGGTTGAGTAGCCCACCAGTCTATGGTACTTTGTTGTATGCTGCGATTGGCCTGGCTTTCTAAGTCAATTCTAGCATAGTAGAATCGTTCATGATAGCCGGAGCCTACAGGATCAAAACTTTGGGCTGCAATGGTCAGGATAGTGGTATCCGGTCCAGTGCCCAATCCTTCAATGTCAATCATTAAATCTGCCATAGCACATTATAACACATGCCTATAGCGACAACGACTCAACTGGTTATGTTGAATCCCACTTGTGTTTCAAACCATTCGGCCATACCAAAACTGGTGGGGTGGAATTTATCAATCTGCAACAGATTGCGTTCGGCACAGTATTCATATGGCGGCACTGGTACTGTGAATTTGGTCCAATCTACCATGCTGTACAAAGTGGATGTGGTGTCTATTTTGCCAAGACAATGTTCCAATGCCAACCAACGTGGCCAACGATCTGTGCCTATGTTGCGGCGACGGGTGTTGGTCACCTTGTCCACCACTTCCTCGTAACTCTGATGCACATCGTATATAAAACACATGCTATAATTCACATCGCGAGAATTCAGCAGTTCTTGTGTTTCCAAGATAGCTGCCAGCGTGGAATCTGTGGCAGATCTTGATGTCTGATTCACATACTGCTCTCGGAATTGAGACTTAACCTGTATTGGACAGTGGTCATCTGACTGCCAACTGCTGCCCATGCCACCGGATAGGTACCAGGCCCAATCTTCCAATACTGACACATATGGATACGTGTCCGGCAATTTTTCATGCACAATTTTTTCAATTGGAATGTCTATGCGGTTTATTCCGGACCACATGACTAACACATGATCGTATTTGCCCCTGGGCAGTTGGTGTCGTAATCGGGCTGCAATGGCCCTGTTGCCCGCAGCAGCATCTCCAAAAAAATGAAATCGTTCCAGATTGACTATAGGAGCCGGATGGGAATATCCTGCTGCGATGCCAGCAAAACTGCAACCTACTATCAGAGTTGGATTCATGATCAACCAATCACAAAGGTGATGGGCTGCGCTCCGTCGATGTACCTGCGAAGATCTTCGAGCAATAGATCTATCTGTGTTTGAGCTTCGGCTTTCATGGCAGTGCCGTTTAGGGTGCCGCCACCTTGTGGGCCAGCGATAGTACCAAATTTCTCACGTGCTTCGCCAATGATCATCTTGCAGCCAGCCACCATGTAATCTCGTATCCATTGCTGTATCTGATAGTCGCTCAACAGATTGATTTCGGGTTTGAGCTGATAACACCAGATCAACACATTCTCTCCGGTGTTTTTGGGATCACGGATCAGTTGCAGTTTTTTATTCACTGGATTCCATGTGTAGTTCATGAACCCACCGAACATCTTGGCCGCCAGTTCCACATACTGGCTGTAGAAATCGTATGTGGCCAGGCCACCTGCCACGTTGAAGTTCATGAGATACACATTGATCGACGCCTGTGCAAAAGGATCAAAGTTTGATGCGAAAGGACCAGTAGCATCACCAAATGTGCGACGGAATATCTGTCTCACACTTTGCACTTCTTGCGGCAGTGTGTAGATGTTGAGATCTCGGATCAACTCCATGAAGATGTAGGCTTCTTCATATGCAGCATTGGACCGCTGTCTGAAAACACCTATGGCTCGCTGATATGCTGCTTCATAGTGTTCAGGATCCAACTCAAGATCGATTATCTGCCCGCCCAAGGTTAGGCGAGTGTAATCAATCAGGGCTTGCTTGAGTTGTGGTAGTGTGTTGTCAGACATAAGGGGGAACTCCGTTCCCCCTTATTTACCAGCTTTTGAGCACTAGCAGATTCTCGCTGCTGCGACCATTAAACTGAGTCTCAGTGGTGGTCAAGTCTTTGAAAATCTTTCTAGCAGCAGGCTTGCCCGCAGCTTGTATGGCCTTGATGGTCTCTGCGGGTTTGCGCACGGTCTTCTGCTGTGTCTCGCTCACAGAGAACCCAATGATCGAGCTGCTCTTGATGGTGAAACTGCCAGCATGGCTGTCTGCTACCACATGGATCAGTTTGCGCTTCTTGGTGTCGTACAACCAAGCTTCGCTCTTGTCTACCAAGGATGCAGCCGGCAATCCTTTCAGCTTGAGCTCTGCAAATTCCACTTGATGCTTGAACTTGGCTGCTTTTTTCTCAGGACTCACAGGCTTGACCTTGCGCGGTTTGCGTTCCACTTTCTTGATCTGCACGTATGCGCCGCAGTCAGAGATCACAGACTCGCAGAACTTCACGATGTTTCTCAACTGCACCTTGGTGAGATAAGAATAACCTTCAACCAACTGAGAGTCTTTGCCAGCCACAACCAGCTCAAAGTGGGCCAGTCGTGTTTTCCAGATGTCTGCAATGTGATACACCATCTGTGGTGCCACATTCATGCCGCGGATCTGTGCGATGGGTTTCCAGTCTGCTGACATCTTGCAGCCGGCAGCCACAAAGTCGTCAAACATGCCTTCTAGTTCGCCGGCACAATCCTTCATCTTTTCTCGCAGTCGATCTTGGATGTTGGGCTTGGCCACTGCTTCGGGCTCTGCCACTTCTACAGCAGCCTGATCTTTGATGGCCAACAAGTCTGCGATGAGATTGTCCAGTTTGATCTGTTCTTGGTCAGTGAGCTCCAGTCCCATCATGCTCATGCGGCACAGCCAGCCTGTGGTCAGTCGCACTTGGCTGTCGGGCAAGGTGCGCATTTTTTTAGCGTCCTTGACTCGTTTGTGTGCATCCAAGTAGGCCACGATCATTTCCTTGGCTTCTTTCTTGCCGTAGAAATAGTTGTACCAACCAAACGCATTGCTCATGGCACTGATGCGATTTCTGTCTTGTTCGGGTTGCACACGCCACTCGGGTTCGTTGCCAACATACTTGGTGTCGGGGCTGCGCGGGTTCATCGATTTCAGTGCGACTTTAGCTGCTAGGGTTGCCATGGAGTTCCTTTGCTAGTGTTTATGATGTAATTATAGCACACTATGATTTTTTGGTCAAGTCCGCGCACAACAGCACAAAGGTCATGTCTGATTGTCTGCGGAACATGATGTAGTAGGGTGTCTCTACGTTGCGTCCCCGTTTTCCAAAATACCCAAGCCAATCAGAGGTCGTGGCCGTCCAGCTGGTGCCCAAGCGACTTTGGCAGATCCGTTCAATCTGAGAAATTTTGTCTTTATGATCCCACCAGCCCTCAAACCGCAAGCCAGATTCATACCCGGCTTCTTTGTGCGGACGGTATCTGCGATCCAGCTTTATGACTTTCATGTGAGTATTATAACTGAAACAGAATTTCCGGTCAACCTGCCCATAAATAACACACTATGCCTAAACTTTCCATGTACCGTCCCAATCGAACACGGGATTATCAGTTCCTGGACCGAACCATTTCTGAAATGTACACCGTGGGCGGCTTGGATCTTTATTGCCACAAATATCTAGGACCCGAAACCGGTGGTGCTGATTCTGCATTTTCAGGCAATGCAGATGCTACCCAACCGGTATATGAAACACAAAGCCCACTAAACATACAAGACCTGCTGTTGCTAGAAAACCGTGATCGAGCATACGATCCAGATGTGTACACCATGCGGGGTGTGTACAATACCCAAGACATTGATTTTGATCTTACACAATTTGGCTTGTTTCTAAACAACGATACCCTGTTCATCACGTTTCATTACAATGACATGATCGATGCGTTTGGACGAAAATTAATGAATGGTGATGTGCTAGAAGTGCCCAATCTCAAAGACTTCCATCCTTTAAATCCAAACTTGCCTACTGCATTTTCCAAGTATTACGTGATCCAGGATGCAGCCTATGCCAGCGAAGGATTCAGTGTGACATGGTTGCCTCACTTGTGGCGTGTGAAAGCCACACCGCTCACAGATGCACAAGAATTCAATACTATCACCAACAAGCCATTTGTTAGCCAACAGATCTGGGACAATGGCAATTTTTACCCAACAGGCAGCATAGTGAATTATGGTGATGCGTACTATCAAGCCCAGGTCAACACACCAGCTGGCACAGACATAAACAATACTGCCTATTGGCAACCGTACACACCACCTACCATATCTGACAGTCAAGGTACCAGAGTCAAAGATACTGAGATCAACGATGCCATACTCACACAGGCCGATGTTGAAGTGCCACTCAGTGGATATGATGTGACCAAATTCTATGTTCTCCCCACAGAGAATTCACAACCAGGCAATCCAACCACACTCACTGCTGATGGCGGTACAACTGTGGATGGCACACAAAGTGGCATGGATGTCACTCCCAAAGGGCCAGGTTATACTGTGGGCTATCTTACCGGGCAAGGTGTTGCACCAAACGGATTGCCGGTTACACCTGGAGTGAGCTTTCCTCTTAACCCGGTACAAGGAGATTATGCATTGAGATTAGATTATCAGCCCAATCGATTGTTCCGTTATGATGGCAAACGCTGGATCAAGATCGAAGATAGTGTTCGTGCTAATCTCAACAACGGTGCGACCAACGATACTTTACGCAGCACTTTTGTTAACAATACATACACTGTGAATACCACAGACATGGGCAACATACCTAGCCGCCAGAGTCTCAGCGAGATACTCCGGCCCAGAGCAGACAATGGCGATCAAGGCGGTAATTTTCCACCAAACCCATACCCACGTACACAACCAGGACAGAAGTCCAGCTAACACATGCAATCATTCTTTTACGACGAACAAATACGCAGGTTTTTGCTGCAATTTACCAGGATAGTATCAAACTTCCAGGTGCAGTACGGACGTGATGGTGAGCAACCTGCGCTGCTGCGTGTGCCTGTGCGGTACGGTGATGCCAGTAGGAATGCACAAACTATCCTGCAGGAAAATTCCGCAGCCAGCATGCCCAGCACTCCGCTGATGACTTTTTACGTGTCAGCCCTGACGTATGATCGCCCTAGGATGCAGGAACCCTATCATGTGAATACAGTATCTGTGCGCCAACGCACCTATGACAGTGCCACAGACAGTTACGAAACCACGCAAGGTAATGCATTCACTATCGAACGCTTGATGCCTGTGCCATACAGATTGGGCATCACACTGGATATCTGGACCAGTAATACCAACCAAAAATTCCAACTGCTGGAACAGATCCTGACCTTGTTCAATCCCAGCTTGGAGATACAGAGTACGGACAACTATCTTGATTGGACCAGCCTCAGCGTGGTAGAACTAGATGACTGTGTATGGACATCTAGAGTTATTCCACAAGGCACAGACAATCCCATTGATGTGGCTACACTAAAATTTGGGCTGCCTATCTGGATTTCATCACCGGCCAAGGTCAAGAAACTGGGTGTGGTGGAACGTGTGATCGCCAGCATGTACGACGCACAAGGCGATCTAAACAATGCCATATATCAAAACGATCTGTTGTTAGGCACCAGACAGGTGATCACTCCGTACAATTGGGCTGTGGTGTTGATCAACAACAAACTGCAATGTTTACAACAGCAAGAAACAGCACAAGAACCGGCAAATGACTCATTGACACCGCCAACCATCGTGTCCGACAGCAATCTGTTGTGGCCAGCAGTGATTGGAGTATATGGTGCGTTCCGTCCGGGCATCAGTCAAGTGAGACTGGTGCAGCCCGACGAAACCGAAGTGATAGGAACTGTGTCATTGGATCCCAATGACGATCGTTTCTTGTTGTTTGACGTGGATATTGATACTGTGCCCGGCAACACATTGGAACCGATTGATGCTATCATCAATCCTTTGACCTACGCTCCTAATCCGGATGATTCAAATTTTCAAGGTGTAAGATATCTATTAACTGAGGCAACCGGTAATATTGACAATGATTATCCTGCTGAAGGATGGTTGGGGGCCAACGGACGTGGCTTGGTTGCCGGTGCCAACGACATCATTGAATACAGCAACAACTACTGGCGTGTGGTGTTCAACTCAGCGGTTGTCACAGAAGTGCAATATGTTACCAATATCACAACCAGTATCCAATATGAGTGGGACGGGCAGCAATGGATCAAGAGTTATCAAGGTGTGTATCTAGGCGGTGAATGGAGCCTTGTACTTTGAAAGCGGTAGGGGTTTGGTTCCGTAGTCATGCCACTGGCAGATACCTGTATCTCATGAGATCTGATGCCAAGCATCCGGGTGCATGGGGCTTGCCAGGTGGCAAGGTAGAGACCGGAGAAACCTTGTTGGGCGGCATGGAACGCGAGTGTGTGGAAGAACTGGGCAGCATGCCTGACTACTTGCGATTGATCCCATTAGAAAAATTCACATCCACGGACAATGCATTTGAATATCACACCTGGGTGTGTATTGTTGATAGGGAGTTTGTGCCTGTGTTGAATCACGAACACTTGGGCTATGCTTGGTTAGACGGTGGACACTGGCCCAAGCCCATGCATCCGGGACTGTGGAGCACAGTGAATCTCGAAGCTGTGCAACAAAAAATCGAAGCAGTTGAACGCAGTTTTCAGCCTGCGAAATAACTGTTACAATCTTCCAACCAATATTTCGATAACGCCGGCAACACCGGTGTGATCCTGCACAGCTTTACCAAGTATGGATCCCGGCGCTGGATTGGATTCTGATCTAGCAGCACCATTGCCGGCGCTGACCATCATGTCTCCTCGACGCACTGTACCGACCACACTGCATGGCACACGACCTATCAGCGCCACTGCGGTAGGGTGATTGGCTTGTAAATCACTGTTCATCAAGTGAGCAGGATCTGTAGATACCACACCGATTATTCTGGTGCTCATGTCACTATCGCTTAGTGTAATTTCTTCCGAGCCGCCAAACTCAAGCACTGTTCCGGGTGTGTAGTAAGCGTCAGCTGCATACATCTCGGCCAAGTCAGCATATTGTGCCGATGTTGCCTTGGCAAACACAGTATTGAACACAGCGCCGCTGGCACCAATATTACCAGTACCTGTTGTGGCAGCATTGTTGATGGCTGTGGTCGCATTGTTGATGGTCAGGCCAGTCAGCGTACCCAAGCTGGTGATATTGCCTTGTGCTGCTGTGGTCACTGTGCCTGCTGTGGTTGCACTGCCTGCTGAACCAGATACACTACCATTTATAGTTGCTGATACAGTCAAGCCAGTCAATGTACCCACACTGGTGATATTGCCCTGTGCTGCTGTGGTCACTGTGCCTGCCGTTGTGGCCGATGTGGCCGATGGAACTGTGCCAGTTACGTTGGCACCTGGAATACTTGTAAGTCCTGCACCCGATCCATTGAATTGGCTTCCAGTCACAGTGCTGGTTACTGATACTGTGGTACCTGTGTGTGTGGTTGCATTCACATTGGCACCACCTAACACATTGCCACCCGAGATATTACCGGTCACTGCCAAACTGGTCAGTGTGCCCACACTGGTGATATTGGTCTGTGCTGCTGTGGTCAATGTACCCACGATACTGGTACCACTCAAGTTGCCACTGGTTATGTTGCCAGTAACCGCTAAACTGCCCAGTGTTCCAACTGAGGTGATATTGGTCTGTGCTGCCGTGGTCAAGGTGCCCACGATGCTAGTACCTGACAGATTGCCACTGGTTATGTTTCCTGTCACTGCTAAACTAGTTAGGGTACCAACTGAAGTGATGTTGCCTTGTGCTGCTGTGGTCACAGTTCCTGCCGTTGTGGCCGATGTAGCCAGTGGAACTGTACCTGTTACGTTGGCACCTGGAATACTGGTCAATCCTGCACCTGATCCGTTGAATTGACTTCCTGTTACAGTGCTGGTCACACTCACAGTGGTACCTGTGTGAGTGGTAGCATTCACGTTGGCACCACCTAACACATTACCGCCTGTGATATTACCGGTTACATTCAAACTACCTAATGTACCCACTGAGGTTATGTTGGTTTGTGCTGCGGTAAGCAAGGTGCCCACGATGCTAGTACCTGACAGGTTGCCACTGGTGATGTTGCCAGTAACTGCCAAACTGGTCAGTGTGCCCACACTGGTGATATTGGTCTGTGCTGCTGTGGTCAAGGTGCCCACGATGCTAGTACCTGACAGGTTGCCACTGGTGATGTTGCCAGTAACTGCCAAACTGCCCAGTGTTCCAACTGAGGTGATGTTGCCTTGTGCTGCACCACTCACAGTGGCAGCATAGCCAGATGTATTAACACTTAACGTACCAGTTACGTTGGCAGCAGGAATTGAAGTTAGGCCTGCGCCTGATCCGTTGAATTGGCTTGCAGTGACAGCACCAGTTGATGATATCAATCCACCTGTGAGCAAATTACCACTTGTGGTATTGCCGGTCACTGCCAGGCTGCCTAGAGTTCCCAAGCTGGTGATATTGGTCTGTGCTGCTGTGGTCAGCGTACCCACAATGCTGGTACCTGACAGGTTGCCGCCACTAATATTACCAGTCACAGCCAAACTGGTCAATGTACCAACACTGGTAATATTACCCTGAGCTGCTGTGGTCACCGTGCCTGCCGTTGTGGCCGATGGCACAGTGCCAGTTACGTTGGCGCCAGGAATTGAAGTCAATCCAGCACCAGATCCATTGAATTGGCTTCCAGTAACTGTGCTTGTTGCACTGATTAATCCGCCTGTTAAAATATTACCGCCGGTGATGTTACCAGTGGCGCTATAACTTCCGGCGGTGCTTGATCCACTGCCCAGACTTAAAGAAGTAGCACTAAGTGCCGCTGCGGATATGATGTTACCGCCGTTTATATTGCCAGTCACACTCACTGTGGTACCTGTGTGTGTGGTTGCATTCACATTGGCACCACCTAACACATTGCCACCCGAGATATTACCGGTCACCGCCAAACTGCCCAGAGTACCTACCGAGGTGATGTTAGTTTGTGCTGCTGTGGTCAATGTACCCACGATACTGGTACCACTCAAGTTGCCACCACTAATATTGCCAGTTGCAGATACTATGCCAGAAGTGGTTAGGTTGCCGCCAATCACATTGGCAGTTGCACTCAAGGTGGTAGCATTGACCACGTTGGCTCCGCTGATGTTGCCACCGGATCCTGCTGTTATGATGTTGCCACCGGTGATGTTAGCACTTACTGAGACTGTAGTACCCGATAGCAATACAGCATTCACATTGGCTCCACCCAGCACGTTGCCACCTGAGATGTTGCCTGTGGCCGATATTGCACCACCTGTTATCAAGTTGCCAGTAGTGGTATTGCCAGTCACGCTCAAACTTGCCAATGTGCCAACTGTGGTAGCTGCTACTCCTGTGAGCAGTGATCCATTACCAATATAGTAGTTGCCAGTGATGTTGCCTGTGACACTTACGATGCCACCGGTGTTGATGTTGGCGCCAGTGATGTTGCCTGTGGCACTTACGATGCCACCGGTGTTGATGTTAGCACCACTGATGTTGCCTGTGACAGCCAGACTGGTCAATGTGCCCACTGACGTGATATTGGTCTGTGCTGCTGTGGTCAGTGTGCCCACGATACTTGTGCCACTCAAGTTACCACCAGTGATGTTACCAGTTACCGAGACTGTGGTACCTGTGTGTGTGGTTGCATTCACATTGGCTCCACCTAACACATTACCACCGGTGATATTACCAGTTACCGAAACTGTGGTACCTGTATGTGTGGTTGCATTCACATTGGCGCCGCCCAGGATGTTGCCACCAGTGATATTGCCTGTTGCACTTACCAAGCCACCTGTATTGATATTGGCACCAGTTACATTGCCCGAAGCTGACATCAATCCAGCAACGCCGGCACCATTGGACACTGTCCAAATATTACCGGTGCTGTTGTAGGTTAATGTAGCATATTCAGCGCCAACTGGACCAACTCCAATGCCACCACCGTTGGCAGCGGCCGCAGTAGCAGCATTATTGGCCATGTTGATTACCAAATCATTTGTGGTGATTGTATTGGAATCAATATAAGTTACATTGCCAGTAACGCTCAAGTTACCTTGAATAATTACCGCACCAGTGTTACCAGCAGCAGCAGGATCAATTGTGATTATGTTATCACTTGAACTGATTGTATTGCCTGTCAATGACAGTGTGCCAAAGGTGGCATTGCCACCTGTGATGTTGCCAGTTACTGAAACTGTGGTACCTGTGTGAGTTGTGGCATTCACATTGGCACCACCCAGCACATTACCGCCTGTGATGTTGCCAGTTACTGAAACTGTGGTACCTGTGTGAGTTGTGGCATTCACATTGGAACCACCCAGCACATTACCGCCTGTGATATTGCCGGTCACATTCAAACTGCCCAATGTGCCCACTGCGGTAATATTGGTCTGTGTGGCAGTGATTATTGTACCTGCAATGCTTCCACCTACTGTGAGGTTGCCGCCAGTGATATTACCAGTTGAACTGATCACGCCGGCTGTGAGCAAATTACCACCAGTGGTATTACCAGTCACAGCCAAGCTGGTCAGTGTGCCCACACTAGTAATATTGGTCTGTGCAGCAGTGGTCAATGTGCCCACGATGCTGGTACCTAACAGATTGCCACCTGTAATATTGCCTGTGGCACTAATAAGACCGCTGGTCAAGATGTTGGCGCTGGCCGATACTGTGCCAGGAGTTGTTAGATTACCGCCAGCAATGTTTGCAGTGACATTGAGTGCTGACACCACATTTGAGCTCAAGCTCAATCCTGCGGCATTTAGATTAGCGCCGGTGATGTTGCCATAGGCGCTTATGGTACCACGGGTGATACCTGTACCAACTCTTAGATCTTCAGCAATAGCAGTGTTTGTGGTAACAACATTTCCAACAGTGGTGACGTTGCCACCAATCACATTGCCTGCGGCCGAAATAGAGTTGGTAGATAACAACACACCCGAAACTGCAATATTGCCGCCGGTGATGTTGCCACTACCTGTTACTACACCAGTGCTAAAATATACACTACCATTAAACGCCGCGCCATTAACATTGCCGCCGGTGCTGATTTGAGTCCCGACTCCGCCGGCCAATATATTGCCGCCTGTGATGTTGCCGGTTGCGCTAATTAATCCTCCGGTTACTAAATTACCGCCAATGACATTGGCAGTTGCGCTGACATTGCCGCCAGTTAAGATGTTGCCGGTTGCACTTACGATATTACCAACAACAAGATTGCCAACACCTGGGCCATTACTAACAGTTAAATTACCAACTTGTGCATCACCAGTGCCAAGTAATCCGAATATACCAAACAGAATGTTGCCAGCGGTGATGTTGCCACTGGTTGATATCGGGTTTGTTCCAAATGCTGCCAAGTTAGCTGCCACGTTGGCATTACCGTATGTTGCTGGTAATCCGGTTAGTTGAGATCCGTTACCCAGGAAATAATTTCCAGTTATATTGCCTGTGGTGCTGTAGCTTGCAGCAGTTGATGCACCTGTAGTGATAGTTGCGCCACCGGTGATGATATTGCCACCCGTGACGTTGCCAGTGGCGCTGTAGCTTGCGGCAGTTGAAGTACCAGATGAACTGATCCCGCCTGTGATAATGTTACCACCGGTGATGTTGCCTGTGGTTAATATTGGGTTTGAGCCAAATGCTGCCAGATTAGCTGCCACGTTGGCATTGCCATAACCGGCTGCAATACCCGTCAGCTGAGATCCGTTACCGATAAAGTAGTTGCCCGTGACGTTACCAGTGGCACTTACGATTCCGCCTGTTAATATGTTTCCGCCGGTTGCATTACCTGTCACCGCTAAACTGATCAATGTGCCCACGCTGGTGATATTGGTCTGTGCTGCTGTGGTCAAAGTACCCACAATGCTGGTGCCTGACAGATTGCCGCCAGTGATGTTACCTGTTACTGATACAGTGGCACCTGTATGTGTGGTAGCATTTACATTGGCACCACCAAGAATGTTGCCTGCTGTGATATTGCCACTGGTTGATATGGGATTTGAGCCAAATGCTGCTAGATTAGCTACAACATTGGCATTGCCATATGTGGCTGCAAGGCCGGTCAGTTGAGATCCGTTACCGATAAAAAAGTTGCCGGTTACGTTACCTGTTGCTAGCACTATGCCGGCAGTGGTTAGGTTGCCGCCAATCACATTGGCAGTTGCACTCAACGTGGTACTGTTAATTACATTGGCTCCGCTGATGTTGCCACCGGATCCTGTTGTTACGATGTTGCCACCGGTGATATTGCCAGTTGCACTTACCAGGCCGGCTGTTAATACATTTCCACCAGTGACATTACCGGTACTACTTACAATTCCGGCTGTTAGTAAATTTCCACTTGTGGCATTGCCTGTGACTGTTAAACTGCCTAACGTACCCACTGAAGTGATATTGGTCTGTGCTGCTGTGGTCAGTGTGCCCACGATGCTGGTACCACTTAGGTTACCGCCAGTGATGTTACCGGTTACTGATACAGTGGCACCTGTGTGTGTGGTTGCATTCACATTAGCACCACCTAGTATGTTGCCACCAGTGATGTTACCAGTTACCGAAACTGTGGTACCTGTATGTGTGGTTGCATTCACATTGGCACCACCTAGGATATTACCACCAGTGATGTTACCGCTGGTGGATATTGGGTTTGAGCCAAATGCTGCCAAGTTAGCTGCCACGTTGGCATTGCCATAACCGGCTGCAATACCCGTCAGCTGAGAGCCATTACCGATAAAAAAGTTGCCGGTGATATTGCCCGTGGCACTCACAATGCCAGCAGTTAAGATGTTGCCGCCGGTGACGTTGGCACTGACTGAAACAGTGGTACCTGTATGAGTTGTGGCGTTGACATTGGCACCACCTAGGATATTACCACCAGTGATATTGCCACTTGTGGATATTGGGTTTGAGCCAAATGCTGCCAAGTTAGCTGCCACATTGGCATTGCCATATGTGGCTGCAATACCCGTCAGCTGAGAGCCATTACCGATAAAAAAGTTGCCGGTGATATTGCCGGTTGTGCTGACTGGATTTGTGCCCAATGCAGCCAAGTTGGCAACAACATTGGCGTTGCCGTAACTGGCAGCAATACCTGTCAGCTGAGATCCATTGCCAATAAAGAAATTGCCGGTTACATTACCGGTTGATGATACAATGCCAGCAGTTAATATATTACCACCAGAGATGTTGCCGGTTACCGCTACGGTGCCCAACGTACCCACTGAGGTTATATTGGTCTGTGCTGCTGTGGTCAGGGTACCCGCAATACTGGCGCCGCTGAGGTTGCCACCGGTTATATTACCTGTTGCACTTATCACACCACCTGTCAATACATTGCCGCCGGTGACATTGGCACTGACTGAAACTGTGGTACCTGTATGTGTGGTAGCATTCACGTTGGCGCCGCCTAACACATTACCACCAGTGATGTTACCAGTCACTGCTAGACTAGTCAATGTGCCCACTGAGGTAACATTGGTCTGTGCTGCTGTGGTCAGGGCACCCGCGATACTGGTGCCTGAGAGATTGCCACCTGTGATGTTGCCGGTGGTGGATACTGGATTGGTTCCAAGTGCTGCCAAGTTGGCCACCACATTGGCATTGCCATATGCGGCTGCAAGACCGGTAAGTTGTGATCCATTGCCAACAAAGTAGTTGCCAGTGATATTGCCTGTGGTTGATACAGGATTAGTGCCAAATGCTGCCAAGTTGGCAGCCACGTTGGCATTGCCGTATGGAGTAAGAGTTCCGGCGCCGGATATCACTGAAGTCTGTCCTGATTCATTTACAAAAACAATGCTGGTACTGTTGGCACTGATACTGGCGTTGCCTAAGAAAAGAGAATTGTTTGAAAGATAAAGATCGTTAAATGCAGCAGTTGGGCTACCTAGATTATAGGTGATATTAGCTGTTGGAATTATGTTGGCTTTGACAACAATATTAGCCGGAGTAAAAACTGCTATATTGCTAACACCACCCACGCCCACGGAAACATTGCTATTGGCCGCTACACTCACATTGCTGTTGCCGTTGATAATTGATGTTCCGCCGCCACCGGCAGAGATGCCAGTCAGTTGAGATCCGTTACCTACAAAATATGTTGAGTAAACTGTATCGAATCGAACATTGGCGGTACCGATATCATACACCGCATCAATGCCGGGCACAATTGTGCTGTTGGCCTGAATGTTGCCAACACCATTGCCTGCCAGTACCAAATTGTTATTTGTCCCAATCACACCAATGGTGTTTCCGGAGATCACCACATTACTATCTACAGGTCCTGCTGCATATATTTCGGAAAAATTTTCATTTACTGCGGTAAATGCATCGCGTAATGACTCGCCGGTGCCATCATTTGTTGTGTTACCGGTGTTGATGATCTGTTGTGCCATGTGGGTTCCTGAGTTTATGATATATTTACCATAACTCAGGAATTAGGATTGCACGGATCAGTTTATAGTCGGCCTACTACCACGTGGATTGTGCCCGAGTCGCCTGAAAAATCTTCTAATGATTTGCCAATCACAGTGCCAATAGAGGGTGTTGCACAGGCTTGAGCATGACCGTTGCCCGCAGAAATCATCATGGCACCTTTCCAAACTGTGCCAGTGACTCGGGTAGGTACTCTTCCGGTCAGGGCCACTGCCACCACATGTTCGCCTGTTTGTGTGGAGTTCATTAGATGTGCCGGATCAGTTGATACCACACCGGCCACTCGATCGCTGGCTGATGTGGTGCTAATGGTGATTTCTTGTGTGCCGCCAAAATCCACCACAGTGCCTGGCGCATAGTCGGCATCGCTTGCATACATCTCAGCCAAGTCGGCGTATTGTGCTGTGGTTGCCTTGGCAAATACTGTGTTGAATGTGCCAGCAGCCGAGCCAATATTACCGGTACCGGTTGTGGCAGCATTGGTAATTGCTGTAGTGCCGTTGTTGATCGTCAAGCCAGTCAATGTGCCCACGCTGGTGATGTTGGTCTGTGCAGCAGTGGTCAATGTGCCCACAATGCTGGTGCCAGAAAGATTACCGCCAATGATGTTACCTGTGATACTGAGCCCACTGGAACCACCTTGATACCCGGCAGCACTGATGTTTCCTGTTAATACTGTTCCTGCTGCACTCACGGTACCAGTTATACTAACTGTGGTACCGGTGTGTGTAGTAGCACTGATATTACCACCGGTGATGTTGCCGGTCACTGCCAAACTACCCAATGTGCCTACTGAAGTGATATTGGTTTGTGCTGCTGTGGTCAATGTGCCCACGATGCTAGTACCAGAAAGATTACCACCCGTGATGTTGCCCGAAACATATGCTGTACCTGTCACGCCCAGTGTGGTGGTCGGAGCGGTGTTTCCAATCCCCACATTGCCGCTGGAGGTGATACGCATGCGTTCTGTAGTATTAGTATACCAGATATGGCTATAGTCGGCGCTTATAACATATTGCTCACCACCACTACCATTATACAAGCTAAATGCACGACTAGATCCTGCATTAGAAAATATGTACGTACCCTGCGTAGAGTTATAACCAAGTACACCAGCAGAATCTACAGCAGTCGATGTAGTGGCTATGAAACGTGTTGCAGTCACCGTGCCCGATACTGACAAGCTGCCTAGCGTGCCCACACTGGTGATGTTGGTCTGTGCTGCTGTGGTCAATGTGCCCACAATACTGGTACCAGAAAGATTACCACCGGTTATGTTACCGGTAGCTGAGATCAATCCAGTTACATATTCGCCGGTGCTGGCAAACACGGCCACATTTGATGTGCCGGCTACGCCAACTGTGATGTTGCCGCCTGCACTTACCACAGTCACATTACTGGTACCGCTGTTGATATTGGCCACGCTGGTAATAACACCAGTCAGCAATGCGCCGTTGCCCAAGATGTAGTTGCCGGTTACGTTGCCTGTCACACTGACTACAGTACCAGTCAAACTTACTGCATTCACAGTTCCACCACCATTTACATTGGCACCGGTGATGTTTCCTGATGTTGATAACACGCCCGGAGTTAATAAATTGCCGCCGGTTACGTTGGCACTGACTGACACTGTGGTACCTGTGTGTGTTGTGGCATTTACATTGGCACCACCTAACACATTACCACCGGTGATGTTGCCAGTTACAGAGACTGTGGTACCTGTATGTGTGGTGGCATTCACATTAGCTCCGCCCAGCACATTGCCACCTGTGATGTTGCCAGTAGCACTTACGATACCACCTGTTAATACGTTGCCACCGGTGGCATTGCCAGTTACTGCAAGGCTACCCAATGTACCCACTGACGTAATGTTAGTTTGTGCAGCAGTGGTCAGGGTACCCACAATACTTGTGCCGCTTAGGTTGCCACCTGTGATATTACCAGTTGCTGAAACCACTCCAGCGGTGTTGATATTGGCTCCGGTCACATTGCCGGTTGCACTAGAATATCCAATTATGTTGTATCCACTTGGACTTATGTTACCAACACTGACATTGCCCACAACTATCAACACATTGGCGCCGGTGCTGGTGATGGACATGGAAGTGGTTCCATTGGCGATCGTTGTGACCGATACGTTGGCAGCGGCAGTCACATTGCTGAGATATCCGCCGTCACCTACAAAATATGCACTGGTCACAATATTTCCGGCGCCGCTTATCAGTCCCGATCCAAACAAGATATTGCCGCCGGTGATGTTTCCAGTAGCACTAAATGTTGTTCCTGTGTGAGTTGTGGCAGCTATGTTGCCGCTGGTGATATTGCCAGTCACACTCACCGTGGTACCTGTAAGGGTAGTAGCATTCACATTAGCGCCACCTGAAATATTGCCGCCGGTGATGTTGCCAGTTGCAGATACCTGGCCGGCTGTTAATACATTGCCACCGGCGATATTGGCACTCACACTCACGGTGGTACCTGTGAGAGTTGTAGCATTGACATTGGCTCCGCCTAATACGTTGCCACCTGTAATATTGCCAGTAACTGATACCGTGGTTCCGGATAACAATGTGGCATTCACGTTGGCACCACCATTAACATTGCCGCCTGTTATGTTGCCGGTTACACTTAGATTGGTGCCTGTGAGATTGATCGCATTCACATTGGCACCACCTAACACATTACCACCAGTGATGTTGCCAGTTACTGACACAGTGGTGCCTGTGTGTGTGGTAGCATTAACATTGGCACCGCCTAACACATTGCCTGCTGTGATGTTGCCTGTGGCACTGACTGAGCCGGTTGTTCTTAAGTTACCTGCTTGCACATCTGAGTTGGCTATGAGGTAAGCACCGGTGATGTTGCCTACTGAATTTATTGATACAGTAGAAAGTAAATTTCCAGTTGTGACGTTACCAACTACACTCAATCCACTAGCACTGGAAAAGGTAGCCACTGCTGTGGGAGTTATAGCACCTGAGGCTGTGGTGAATATTTGTACATTGGTAGCACGACTGGTATCGGTAAATGCCTCTGCGGCCGTGACATCTAATCTCCCAGTTGATGCATTACCAAACTGCAAAGTACCACTGCTAAATCCACGTGCTGTAAATTGAGCCAGTGTGTCACCTGATTGTGTTCCAGTAGGAGTGGCGCCTGTACCGCCAGCTGATCGTCCGGTAAATGCACTATACGATCCTGTACCAAATGCATCTTGAACGATCCTGGTGTTGGCCGTATCTGCACCTGAAATATGCAAATCGGTTCCCAATGTTGTGCTGTTGCCTGTTATAGAATATACCACAGTCTGTGGAGTTGCCAGTATGGTCAATTCGCAATCTGGCGTGTTTGTTCCTACTGCTAAATTAGCACCAGTAATATTGCCAGTTGCTGAGATTATACCACCAGTACGTATGTTACCACCTTGGATGTTGCCGGTCACAGTGGCGATACCACCAGTAACCAGATTGCCACCGGTGACATTAGCTGTTGCAGAAATTAATCCACCAGTGACTAAATTGCCACCAGTTACGTTTGCACTTACCGAGACTGTGGTACCTGTAAGGGTAGTAGCATTTACATTAGCACCGCCTAATACATTACCTCCGGTGATATTGCCAGTAGCCGAAATCAATCCTGCTGTTCTTAGATTTCCACCTTGAATGTTACCAGTAGCACTCACTGTGCTGGCCGTACTCACTGCACCAGTGATGTTGGCAGTACCTGTGATATTAGCCCCGGTTGAAGTGAATACTGCTACGTTTGCAGTACCACCTACACTGATATTTGCATTGCCGCTGGGAGAAGGAATACCAAGGTTAGTAGTACCGCTGTTCAATGCAGTGGCAGAAAGATTACCGGTCAGCGTGGTGGTACCCGATACCGTAAGATTTCCGGTTACGGTCACTGTACCACCTTGCAGGGTAATAACATCCGATGCTGTAACAGTTTGTATGGTAAGATTACCGAGCACACGCTTGAAAGTAGACATTCAAAGTTCCTTTGTGTTATTTATACGATTCAAAAAGTCCGCCATGGGCATGTGATGTAGATTGCCAACATTTTTGAAATCTGCTATGTCAGCAGTGGTCGGACCAACAACTCGATAAAAACTGACTTTGCGAAAATCCTTACAGAGCTTTGCAATCTGTTTGGCCCAATTGCCAGTGTAAGTGGGGTTTGCAGAACTCTTTTTATAGAATTCTGTATCCGCATAACAGTTGTTGAACCGACCAGTTCGGGTTGGCCCCATATCAAACCCAATCATATAAACTGCTCGGTTGGCATCTGCTGCTGCTATACTCACAGCTACTGGCCCTGAACTGTAGCCAAAATATTCTTGATCGATACGTACTGCTCCAGAATCTGGCAAAGGACGGCGGGTGTACATTCTGTTTTTTTGTGCATAACCTGTTCGTTGTATGGCTTCACTGATAGGCACATCAGTACTGATCAACACTGTAGGAGTGAATTCACGATAGATCGCGTTGCATCCATATACTGGCCCAAGCGACAGCAAGAGATCTAAGTCAATCCCTTGACGGCTCACGCCATTACCCAACACGAATGCTCTGCTCATAAAAAATCCTCCCAGTATGTAGCTGGGAGGATCCGGACACCTAACAAATTAGGATGTGACGCTGGCGATTTGAGCCAATTGCAGAGTACCATTTTGCGACTGAGCGCCGCCAATAACTTCAGCACCAGACCATGTAACCGAACCTTCATCAGTGAAGAAGTTGGTAGGATAGAAGTTTTCTGCACTTTGGACATTGACACCCAAATTGCTGTTGCTATAGTTGCCAACGGTCATGCCATTCCAGTCACGTACCCACTTGTTGGTGATATAACTGGCATACACAGCAGCACTATCGCCTACTGAATAACTAATACTCATGTTGCCTGCAGACGGAGTTGCTGTGTTTGACAACACACATTGACCTACAGGATATACTGTACCATTACCGGCACCTACAGCCAATGCTGTGAATATTCTACCTACTGCTGCTGTACCACTCAAGATTGTGGACCAATCACTTGTGCCCAAGGATACGATTTGATAACTTTGACCAACAATAAGACCGCTGCTGAGTGCATAAGTTCCGCCGGTATAGGCTACCAGGAACTTGTGCGCACCTTTTTGGCGTATGATACGTCCGGTATAGCTGCTGGCCAATGAAAAAGTGTTTGACCCATCTGCCAATAGAATATTGACCAATGCAGCAACTTCTGGATAGGTAGCACTGGCTGTGCTGGTCACCGGCGAACCGCCAACCACACCCAGATATTCAGTGTCATTTAGAGTCTGAACTGGGGTGTTATAAGCAGGATTTGTCAATGCACTAAACGGTGGAAAACCTGCGTCAGTTAGAATGTTTTGATTGTAGCTGGTTGTTGAACCGGAAACACTTGTGCCTGAACCAGTGTTTGTTTTTTGAATTTTAAGAGCTCTTCCCATTTTTTTCTCCTTAAAGAAGCCCAATGTGGGTTCTAGCCACTACGCAGTGGTTGCTGCATAAGACGCATTATCGCGTACATAGTTGACTTATATTTAGCTGCATGTTAAAATTTGATACCGCACAGCGGATTTTATTAAATATCTCATGACATCAAACGAACTCATCGAAGCAGGCAATCAACATCGTGCCGAAGATAATCCTGCCCAAGCATTACAATGCTATGCTATGGCATTTGTACAAGATCCAGAATCAGCGGCAGCATTCAACAACTATGGCAACGTGCAACGTGAGATGGGACACCCGGCCAGAGCCATTCCGTTCTTGCAGCACTCATTGGTGTTGGAACCCAACAATGTCACAGCACAGTTCAACTTGGCCGTGAGTTATCTGTTGATGGGCAACTATGCGCAAGGATGGCCAGCTTACGAATCAAGATGGAACTACGAACATCTGGCCGGCACAGAACCCAAGTATTCTCAACCTCGCTGGCGCGGCGAAGACCTTAGAGACAAGACCATCTTGGTGGTAGGCGAGCAAGGACATGGTGATTGCATACAGTTTGTTCGATTCTTGTACAACCTGCACATGATGGGTGCCCGGATCAAACTGCAAGTGACTGACGGATTGATTCCTGTGATGAGCAGCAGCAGTATACTACAACAGGTCAGCAGTTATACCACTGACATGGGTGAGTTTGATTATTGGATTCCCATCATAAGCCTGCCGGGCATACTGGGCATCACTGTGGATACCATACCCAAGATACAAAGCTACCTCCATGCACAACCTGCATTGGTAAAAGACTGGCTGGATAGACTGGGACCAAAAACACGCATGCGTGTGGGCATCAGTTGGAGTGGGCGCAGAGACGCCTGGCTCAATCGTCACAAAGGCGTGCCGTTTCCTGTTATCCTGGACATGATACGTGCCAATCCTGAGTACGAGTGGATCAATCTGCAGATAGATGCCACACCGGATGAAGAACAAGCACTGGCCGATGCTGGTGTGACCAGATATCCCGGCAGCATCGTGAGCTTTGCAGAGACTGCGGCGTTGATCATGCACATGGACGTGGTCATAGGTGTTGATACTGCGGTGTCACATCTAGCCGGTGCACTGGGCCGACCAGCATGGATTATGCTGAATGCTTATGCCACAGATTGGCGTTGGTTGTTGGACCGAGATTCCAGTCCTTGGTACGCCACAGCCAGATTGTTCCGACAGCCTGTAATGGGCGATTGGGACAGCGTTACTAAAAAAGTATCCCAGTATCTCTCTTGGTTCAAAGTCTAGCCAGATATACCAGGCGGTTCAGTGCCGCGGTTGATTCGTCTACTTTGTTTTTTCTCGCTTGTTGTATAATATCCTGTATTTCGGCGTCAGTAGCGACTGCTGAATCACTGGCAGGAGCAGCAGGTGTTTTTTCAGCTGCTGGAGCCGGTGTCTCGGTAGAAGCAGCCGGTGAGGGAGGAGACCAGTCAGTTGGTATTTCTTTTACTGTTGGACCTGCACGTTCTGGTGGCAACGGCTTAGGAGCCAAAACTTTTTCAGGTCCTTGCGTGACAATAGAAACTGGATTGTAGTAGTCCGGAACTGTGCCGGGTCTGATTGCATTGATTGCTGATGGTGCAGCAGCGCCTAATGCGGCAACCCCAGCAGCGGTTAGTCCTTTTTTACCCCACCATCCCCATTGCTTGGCTTGTTCCTGGGCTGCTGCCGGATTTTGGGTGGCCAGGTCCAACAATCGATCTGCCATGTCTCGTGGTAAAGTCACAGTGTCTGCTTGGGGTTCCGGAGCAGCTCGCTGACCGGAACCTTGTCCAGGGCGGCGTGGTCTAACTTGTCTACCGCCTGTGGCCGCAGGTGCTGGCGCTGGTGCATTGGCAGACATCGGCGGCTCAAAGTCAGAAGGCAATCCAGGTTCTTGTCTCTCCGCTGCTGCTGCTTTTTCAGCAGCCGCTGTTCTTTCGGCGGCTGTTCTTTCAGCTTGTGCTGCTTTTTCAGCTGCATATGCCTCAGCTTCTGCGCTGGGTTTGCCTTTATTAGGCATACCTGGATTCATATCATGTCTGGCACGAACTTCCTGGTCGGCTGCAGATGTGTCTGCTTTGGGTTTTGGTTTTGGAAGCGAACCTATTCTAGCAGGTGGTAGATTCTGCAAATAGTCCGGTAAGGCCTGTGTCTTGCTGAGGTTAGGATCAAATCCTTGATCTCCACGACGCCTAAAGAGTGATGGCAATTCTGATCTTTGTGGTGGAACTATTCCAAGTGCTGCTTTTTCTGCGTCTGACAATCGATCACCTGAGGCTTTAATACCACCTAATTCTGTATTTGTTGCTGCTTGTGTTCTAGCGATCGCTTGATCCATTGTTTCGCCAGGTTTCATAACAATCCTGGGTTTCATTGCCGACGATGCTGCTTGCACGGTTTTGTTAAGGTATGGTTCGACATACTTAACAACTGGTTGGATTCCTTTTGTTATCCAAGGTGGAAGTGTAACTTCGTCAAGACGTCTAGGTGCAATTTCGTTTATTTTCATGGTGGTGTCCAATTGGTATGATTTATTTATTTTATCTTGTGCATAACATACCAAAACCACAGCCAACAAAAAACGCCCCGAAGGGCGTTTTTGTTTTCCAAATAAATGGATTGTGGATCAGCTGAACGAGAGGTTCGAAACTGCGATTTCTCCAACATAGTCGCCCGCATTGCCAAAAGACGATGCAGTATTAGTGAGCTCTATGTAACCATAACGTGTCATGAACGACACGACTGGTTCGAAGGTGCTTGGATCCAGAACAACACCGCTGCTCATCAATGGAATGTATGGGCAGTAGAATGCAGGAGCGTCAGCTTCTGAGCTACCTTTGTAACCAACCAGCACAGGTGTGGTATCGCTGGCATAGCTGTCAACGAACACACGCATAGCGCCGTTCAGTGTGCCAACAAACTTGGTGTTGGTAGGTGCTTCGAATGTACCTTCTGTGGTACGAGCAAATGCACTTGTGGTCGCACTTTGCAGTACGGTCAATGCAGCAGAGCTAACAACAGCGTAGTTACCAGCGCCACGACGTGTGCGTTGGGCGATCAAGTTAGCAACACGGTTGATCAGAACTGCCAGAGCGGCGTGTTCGTCACCAACAAATGTAGCTGTACCACTAACGGTAGCTTGGTTGTATGTAAACTCAGTAGCTGCCAACGAACGCAGAGACAACAAGATCTCTTGGTCAATTTCAGCTGTAATTTCTTGTGCCAGTGCAGCCATGATTTCTGCTTCAACGTCAATACCATGCATGGCTTGTGCGTCTTGTGCAGATTCAAAGGTCCAACGAGCTTGCAACTTACGTGTGCGAGCTTCAACTGCCTGCTTCAGGATCTGAACAGAAATCTGCTTACCGCCAGTACCTTCCATGGTAGCTGTAGCGCCACCAGTGTAGTTGGTAGCTGTGCTGGTACCTTGTGGTACGGTAGAATACGCAGTAGCGATTGTGAATGGGCTCAACGCTTCTTGGCCGGCTGTAACGCTAGTTGCAGCAGCAGAAGTGTCAGTCAAACTCTGGGCATAACGCACACGCAGGGTGTGGATCTGACCAACAGGACCAGTCATGGGCTGAACACCAACCAATTCGTTAGCGATAACGGTTGGCATAACACGACGGATAACTGGAAGAATCACACGGTTTAATGTGGCGATATTACCAGCGCCTGTAGAACCTGCGGATGCATTTTCTTTCAGGTACTTGCGAGTGTTTTCAAGGATAACACCCATGCTATTGCGCTTAGATCCGTTAAGACCTTCGAGCAGGGCTTCTTTTGTTTCGCCCCAGCGGCTCTCTAATAGTTCTTGTGACATTTAAGTCTCCTTTATTAAATGATTATAATCCTGCCAAACGCTTCAAGTCGATCACATTGCTGCGTTCTTCTTGTGGAACATTGGA